CAACTTAGCTTGTAGATCCTGCTTTTGAGCCACTGATAAATTCTCCTTGATCATGCGTTGTGTTATGTCGTCCCTCGACTGTCTTAACTGCTCGGTCGTTTCAGCGGTTACGGGTGTCAAGTCCCGAGCCATTGGCGCGCCTTCAGACCCTAGCTTAGTCGCGATAGAGTCAACCCATCGCATAACATCGGCGCCCACGTCCCCCTTCGCCATAGCATCGATTAACGCTTGTGGCGCTTTAGTTAGTTCTAGCATCGTGGTAGCTCGACCTACTTTCTCATCGAATGCCAGGCCCCACTCCGCCCTTACTTCCTGAGTCGCGGCGTCCTGTTCAGCTTTAAACCCGGCGGCTTGTTCCTGGTGCATCGCCACTTGAGCGGTCGCCAAATCCTCGAACTGTTTCTTGCTGAGTCCAAGTTTATGCGCGACCTCAGACAGCCCCTTAAACGTGTTGAGGTCGGCCCCCTCGACTGCTGCGTACCCCTCCGCGTCCTCCGGTCTGCCTAGACTGTCATACACGGCCCCCATAGCTTCGTCGCTGGTCGGATCCGGGCGTCGCATTAGCCCTAATTTTTCGTTTGCCAGGATCTTATCCGTAAATGCTTTTACTGAATCAACCCCCGCATCATCCGTCGGCATTCGAAGGGAGTTGCCCACCATCTGCTTAGTGTCCAGAAACCGTTGAGCTAAGTCGCCTACCGTTTTGGTGTCCACAAGTGATGGATTATCCCTGATAGTGTCCGGTAAAGTATCCCTCCAAGACCCGTCTGGGACGGCTGCAGGTATTGGAGCTGCTGCCCCTGTAGATGCTGCTGGAGCTGCTCCTGACGGCGCGCCCGTCGGTGCTGCCGGTGTACTCGGTTCTTGCGTAGGTGCTTGTTCATCCACTTGTATTCTCCATCAGTTGCTTAATGTGTAACATCACGTCTCGACTTCCTAAGAGCCTTTCTAGACTCCCTTTAGTCATTGGCCCGTCATAGTATTTTTTGTTGAGGTATCCCATTACCATTTTTCCGTCCCTTGTCTCAAATAGTCGGGCCATTGTCGCTTTCACGTCAATCATGTTCGTTGGGGTTGCTGTCATTGCGGCGCTCCTTCTGGCATTCCTGGCATCCCCTCAGCGCCTACGCCCTTAAGCGCTTGTGCTCCGTCTCCGATTGCTTGCATAGCCTGCCCTCCCTGCATAGCCTGCTCCATTTGTTGTTGCTCGGCTTGTGCTTCTGCTTGTGCTTTTCTGCTTTGCTCGACCTCTTCTTCGGACTTCAATACTTTCATAGGCACGCCTCTTAGTATCGCGCGCTCTCTGATAGCCGCGTCAATGTCTACCAGGTCCCTGGCTGCTGGGAATACCTCAGATATTTGAGCAACCTCCATCATGAACTCTGTGATCGCCCCGGCGGTTTCCGCCTTCTGCGCACGCGGTAACACGCCGTTATACTCGATATTCAGATCACCAACGTCGTAGCCTTCAGGGAGTTCTGGCAACGTGCCCCGTCTCCACAGAATGTTGAACGTTCTTTGGATCACTGGATCGAGTAAATCAGTCTTTAGCCTGGCAACTACGGGGCCTAGTAGGCGCTGCATTAGCTCATAGCGTACGTTAACCTCGGTCGCAGTCATAGCGGGTGACTCTTTCAGCTCCAACTGGTTCTGGAAAAACGCATCTCGTATCGCTTGGGTTAAGAATTCTATTTCGAGGTTGGCTACATCGAATTTTGTACCTGACTCGAACGGTCTTAGCCCGTCCATATCGGTTACAATCGTATGGCCCCCTCGTTGTAAGTCCAGGTCGCCTATGATCGTGCCGTCCATTGAGAACGTAGCCGGGTCAATCGCTTTGCCAGCGGCCTCTAATGTGGCTTCCTTGATCAAGTTTAAGGTCCTTATGTCCGCGATACACTCCATAGCAGGACTATAGCCCCACTTCGAGCCCCCAGTTTTAGCCCACCGCGTAATGTAGGCCGGCATCTCGTAATATCCGCCCTCTTCCCCTAGCAATTCCGCACCTGCACGCATGATCCACTTAAACCCTATAGGCCGTTCTAATGGCGCTAATAGTCCGGATACGTCCGCGTTTTGCTTGTCTTTGCGTGGGTATATGGCAAAGATGACTTCAAATTTCTCGGTTCCCGCCTCCGGTGTATCTAGCTTTTGCGATACTTTTTCGGGGATATCGTCGCCGAACATGTCTTCTAGCTGGATCGCTGTCATCCAGCGGCGGCGGTATAGATACGCGCCTTGCTTCCTTGCGTCTTCCTCAAATACACACTCCCGAAGGGGCATAGCCGTGAAGATAATGTCTTGATCGTCGTCCTCCTCGATCAATATCGTGTTGCCATATGAGGCCAGGTCCAGGTAGGCTTCTGCTATCTCAACATCGAAATTGGACTCTACCAGGGCGTCATAAATCGCGTCACCCACCATCTGGACCCACTCCATAGCCACGCTATCGCTGTTCATGTCATCATCAGCAAACCTAAGGTCAAACCACTTCTGACTAAAGCTGGTTATGTTCGCCTGCATAGCTGCAGCCAGTTGCCTACACGCGACTATTGCCGTGGAGTCGAATACTTCCCCCCGGTCCCAATCGACTTCGTGTTCGTTCGCTGCTTCTATGTAAAACTCTCCCCGGAGGGGGAGCACGTACGTTTCTACGTCGTTCCACACGCTGTCAACCGTCGCTTGTCTTTCTGAGAAAAGGGCATCCCAGCGTTGGGTTATCAATTCATTTTTCATTTGTTAATTCCTGTAAATAACCATTTCAGCCTAAGTATAAACCCGGCGGCCTCGACTTCCAATAGTTCCCTTCTAAACCTCCTCTGTGCCCGTATCACATCAGCAGCATCTCCTAGTGCCCTGTTCTTTTCGTCTATTCGCTGCTGTAGTCCTTGGACCCTGTCTGATTGTTCAATTAATGTTGGTCTTGTCATCGTCTTTGTTTCCTCTTAGTTTTCATAGCAGTTTTAACAGTCGGGCGGCGGGTATTCTTGCCTGCCACCACCTGCCTTCCTTCCCCTTCCCCCTGTAATCCATACTCGAGTGCTTCTACAGGATGACTGTAGGAGTTCTTGTCTGGTTCATCGTGGTATCTAGGTTCCCCCGATACTAACACGCGCTTATAGCAAAAGCCACCGGCTAGACCTTTACGAATTGTCTTAGCCTTGGGTAGTATGATCAACCGCGCCCGTCCATCCATCCCGACCTCAGTTAGTGGCACCTCGACTGCTGCTCTTCTGAGTAAAGATTTATTGCTGCCGGTGGGTGAGCATGGTATACCCACCGCCCGTATTATCTGAATGGGCGTTCGGTCTGTTGACTGGTTGCCTGCGTCTCCCGATGGATCGCCCCACCCTCGAAATGTGTGTCCGAAATACTCAGTCTTTAGGTATTTTGCCAGTTCAGGAGCGAACGTTAGCGCGCTCATGTTCTCGCATATGAATTCATCGAAACAAATCCATCCGCCGGTGCTAGTTTTCTGTAGGAAGGCGCACGCCGGGGTTCTCCCGAAATCAAAGCCTAGAATTATAGGCACCTGTTTTGCAGGGACCCAGGATGCCAGGTTGATACAGTGCGTGGAATCGATGTATCGCGGGTGTACGGGCTTACCATCGGACACGAATCCGTATTCGTTGCCTAAATTGACCTTAATCCAGTCTTCTGACTTCCCCTGCATACCTCGCAAATAGTAATTGACGGGTAAATTGTCGGCATTTTCGGCGTATGGGTTGACTTGCCACTCGCCGTTTTCATCTTTGACCACGCCCCCCGGTTGGTGGAAGAAAGCCCAGTCTTTCGGGTGGTCCTCTTCTGCCAGGGTGTACAACCAATGATCTTCGTCGGGTGCGTTGGTGTCTCCCAGCATCCCGTGCCAGGTACAGACTACGCCCTCCTTTTTCGAGGGATATCGACCGTGACGTAGATCAAGCAGATCAACCACGGGCTTTGGTATCTCTTTCATTTCGTTCAACCAGACGCCCGTTAACTGCAGTCCCCTGGCTTTTTTGACGTGGTCGGGCCTGTCAAACGCTACGAATATCATTTCGGCCTCGACGGTTGTACCATCAAGGAGCTTGAATTTCAGCCGTTGTGTGGGCGGCTCCTTGCCCCCTTGCTTGAATTCGCCTAAATAGCCGTTACACTCTAGCCAGTCCTTTATCGTCGTGCTAAATAGCTCTGAGTAGGTATTCCGAACAGCTACCTAGCGAGATAAACGGGCGCCGTCGCTGTTTGGCTCCTGTTTACGCATTAGCTCGATGATCTTAATGCAGCTCATGATAGTTTTACCACTACCCAAGGGGCCGCGT